CTGTGTACGCATCGGGCGGCGCTCCTACCTCTGGCAGCGCGTTCTTACCGCCGCTATAGGTGCTGTTGTCCGATGTCACGACGTAGACACTGTTGACCATAAAGCCCGTATCGATCTGGTCATTGGCCCTGATGTTCGCTTGAATTTGCGCCTGCAAGTCGAAAGCAGTCTTTCGGACAATCTGACTCGACGCCTGTTTGAGCGCTTGTGCCAGGACCGCAAAGTTGTTGGATCGCTGTGCTGCCATCACTTCACCTCGCTTGCCAGAACGGTCGCAAATGCCGCCAGTGACTGCGGCGTGAGCAACACCTGGACGATCAGCGTTTGTCCGTCGATCACGAGTTGATCCTTTGCGCGTACATCGGTCCCATAAGGCAGACGCACTTTCCAGGTTGCGAGCGAGCCAATCAGGAACGCATAGTTCGCCAGGAGCCCCGCGCTCGGTTGCGCCATGCCCGCGCTAACGGTTGCGACATCGGCCCAGGACTCGCTCTCGGTCCCGTAGGCGTCAGCCGTGAGCGTTGCGCGCCGGATGGTGCAGGACTTGTCCAACAACGCGTCCGCATCGGAGCGGATCAGCGCCAGTTCCGCGTCAGTGATCGACATAGCTACCTCCCGTCGCCACTGGCCATATAATCGATTGGCGTGGCCTGCAAGCCAATGGTGACCGCCGTAGACGGGGCGCGCACATCAGATCGCGTAACGTTGATGCTGCCTGCGCGTTGTTTCATGCGGTACTGCTTGACGATTTTCTGGATATTGTCGATCACCATTGAACGCTGCATGTTCTGGCCATCGACGGTCACGTTGTAGCGCAACATCCATTGTGTCGATTGTCGCTCAAGCAGATCCGCCGCCGCCCGGTAGACATCGTGCAAGCTCCCAGAGATATATACAGGCGGCAATGTCGAGTCCGCGAATTGCCAGTGGCCCGCGATTGGCTCAAGAACGGATGGCGTGACGGTCGTTATCAGGTACTGCTTGAGGACGTAGCCATCTTCCCATCCCGCGAGCGACGAGAAGTAGTCCAGGTACTCGATTGTCGAGCCCGAAAAGGTTGGAGTGGCCTTGAGTGCCTGATTGCGCACGTCTACGCGCGACTCGTCCATCACATCCTGAATATCGTCGTCGGCCCACACCTGGCTTGCGCCGGATGGATCATTAATCAGCAGTCGCACTCTGGCGATGAGCGCGGCCATTGTTGAGCGTGCCATAGAGTGCGACTCCTTTCGTTATGGGCGGGCAACCATCAAGTCGCCGACATATGTGATCGTGGGCGTTGCGCTCGATCCCGGTGCGATCGTGCAGGTCAGTTTAATCTGTGTACCATTGGTCACCGATGTGGGTGAAATCTCGAAGGGAATCGCGATTTCATCGGACACCGAGCCGGACGTAGGCAACGTGATCGGATCAGATTCCGCTTCCGTATAGAAGTTCGATCCACCATCGTGGCTCACATCGATGCTGAACGTCGCGGTGCTGGTTGCGGTGCCACTTGAGCCAGCCGAGTAAATGACGCGCGCCTTGAGTCCGCGCCGGGGTGTGCCGCCGGGCAGGATGAGCGCAGCACTGCTGAATGTGCTGGTCTTGGTGACGCTGGACTGGAGTTGAATAAGAGCGTCGGTTGGCATCTACTTCACCTCTCCTTTCACGACCGGCGTGGTAACGGTCTCTTCCTCGTCGATCGTCTCTTCCTCTGGCGTGGCATCAGGATCAAGGCCATGTGCATGAGCCAGGTGGGTGGCGAGCTTTTCCAGCACGCGCCCTAAATGGAAATCTTGCAGCTTGACGTGTGCGATATCGGATTGTAACTCCCTCAATTCCTCTGGGAGCATACTCAAAATTGCCATGTTTTAACCCTCTCGAAAGAATGGGTGTATAATGAATGTGTTGCCTAGCGTGGGAGTAATTACCCCGCGCGAAGAGATGGGACACCTTACCATCCTGGCAACAGAAGACAATAAGGTGACTAAACAAAGGTGGTTTAGAATATGTCCTCTGCTGATATCCCCAGCACATCGGGTATCTACCGGATTGTTTGCCTTGCTACGGGCAAGCTGTACATTGGCAGTGCTATCAATCTCGCTAACCGGTGCCGTCTCCACTTTCACCATCTTCGCCAAAGCAAGCATCACAGCATCACTTTGCAACGCGCATGGGATAAGCATGGCGAGGAGAATTTTACCTTTGAGGTGGTCGAACTGGTTCTTCCCGCATTTCTTGTTGAGCGAGAACAGTACTGGCTTGACATCCTCAAGCCATTTGGTGAGAACGGATACAACATTAACCCAACTGCTGGGTCTCGTTTGGGTGCAAATCTTTCTCCTGAAACCCGCGAAAAACTGAGACGAGCCAATCTTGGCAAGACCTACAGTGAAGAGACGAGACGCAAACATGCTGAGTCTGCGGCAAAGAGAGTACAAACCCAAGTCACGCGAGAAAAGGTCCGCCAAATCAGGCTCGGGACAAAAAGAAGCGACGAAAGCCGCGAGCGTTCGCGGATATCCCATCTTGGAAAGATCCCCACCCAAGAAACCAGAGAGAAAATGAGCATCGCTGGAACAGGGCGTGTCCATAGCGAAGAGGCACGATCGAAGATGAGAGCAGCTAATACGGCTGACATGCCGCATATAGTGAAGCGCACAAAGACGCTTATCGTCACCTCTCCCGATGG